ATTTTAGGTTTCTTCATGCCACCATTACGCATTTTAGGTTTCTTCATGCCACCATTACGCATTTTAGGTTTCTTCATGCCACCATTACGCATTTTAGGTTTCTTCATGCCACCATTACGCATTTTAGGTTTCTTCATGCCACCATTACGCATTTTAGGTTTCTTCATTTTACCAGTCTTCTTGAACATTATCTTCTCCTCTTTTTTGCTGTTCGTTTTGCTTGTTTAAAGTTCGCCCTTGTGGGTGCACCTTTGCTTCCAGGTTTGCGCATTTTTTCGCCAGAACCAGCTTTGATTCTTTTCCTTTTAGCATTGATGTTCGCGTATAATCCTCTTTTAGCCATAAATTATTCTGATTTCTCTTCAGCCTCTTTTACTTCTTTTAATATCTTACTATAAGTTTCTTGTGATTTTAAGTTAGCACTCATTGCATCTTTTTCTCTTGCAGCTGCAATTTTTTGTTGTGCTATGTCTTCGTTCTTGTCAGCTTTTGCTAAAGTAACCTGTGCATCTAGTTGTGCTTTAGTCAGCTCTGTTTGTGCGTCTAACTGATCAGCTTGTGCTTTTCTTTGTATCTCAGCCTGTTGTAAATCTAATTGTCTAGATGCTAACTCTAGTTCTGGCTGTTGCTGTGCCATGGCTTGTGCTTGTAATATTGCCTGTTCTTGTCCTGTAATTTGTTGTGTTGCTTGTGCTGCAAGAACAGCTATTTGATTTTGTACCTCTATCGGTATAGGTTGTCCTTCTTGTGGTAGTTCTACTCCCTGTTCTGCCAACAGTTGTTGTACTTGTAATCTGTATTTTAATGCCTGATGTTCTTGTATGTGTGCTTGTAGTGCAGCAACTGCTGCTGGGTTTTGTTGTACCATTGGGTTTTGTAAGAACGCAGTATGTGCTGCAATATGAGCATCGTGATTTTGTTCTATAAATGCTTTTAATGGTGCACCTAACAATGCATCTTGATTTTCTTGTATAGGATCTTTAGGCATTACTTCTTGTTCTGGTGTTAGTATCTCGTCAATATTTTGTACACCAAGTGCAGCATACATTTTATGGTATGCTTCTCTAAGATTATGTAGATTAGGTGCACTTTGTGCTAATTGTAATTGTGTTTGAGCTAAGATAACTCTTTGACTCATACTAAAAATATTTGGATCACTGACAGGTAGTATGTCAACTCTACCATCAAAGTCTGTTGCATAAATAAGACGAGAGCCACCAACGACATCATACGGGTACTCAGGGGGAAGAGATTCCGCAAACACTCTTGCTAACAATTTAAACTCTATTTTCTGTGCGAAATGTAGTCTTTTATGGATAGCTGACATAATTTTACTGCCACGCTCTAGTAGAGCGATAGTTGTACCAACAGGAGCCTCTTGACCCATGTCACTTATCTTCATATCAGCAATGTTAGCAAATCGCTGACCACTCTCGACTAATATCCCTAACAACCCAGCTAATACACCACTCGGCTCTTTGTATGGCAGTGGTAATAGTGAGTCTCGTATTGTCCCACCTGGAACATCGACATCCCTCCACTCTCCTGGCTCAATAGGTGTATCATCATCTCTAATACGCATGCCTCTGGCTTTGAATCCAGCAGGTAAGTTAGAAAGTGTTCCTGCATCTATTAGTTGTCTTAGAATAGATGTGGCTGATTTACTCAGACCACCTATCATGTGAATTAAACCAAACCCATAGAATCCAAGTCCTGGGAGAAACTTATAGTGTACAAAGTATTCTATTTTTTGTTTTAATGGATCGTCAGGCAAATAGTTTCTACGAATAGAAAGAACAGTGTTGCTTTCTTTTATCATCGTTACTATATAAGGCAATGCTATGCCTGTTTCTTTGCCATCGACAGTGTCTTCAAATCCTTCTAAGTCAAGATCAACATGCATCTCTAATACAGTGTAAGTTTCTGACTCATTAGGTTTTTGCATTCCAGTGATGTCGTCTATTTTTTCTTTAACTCCACCATAATCATCGTCGTATGCTCCACCAATAGATCCTAGATCTACATCTCTATAAAATCCTGACTGTTGCATTTTCTTAATTTGATTAGTAGACATCTGCATTACATGTGTTGCTCTTGAGCAATTTAGTAAATCTGTGGTAGAGTAGGAAACAATGAAATCTTCTGCCATTATAAAGCTACTCACTGCTCTTGCTTTTGAAGGATCGTAGTACACTTTTTTAAATGCTGAACCAGAAAGTGGTAAGTAAAACAACATCTGATCCAACTCAGGATCATACTCTTCCATGTTGTATGTTATCTGGTAGTTCATAAACTCTTTGACTCTTTGTGATTGTTGTTCTTTTAGTTTATCAACAGCACCTAAGATTTGTGTACGGACTGGTCCATCTGCAGGCAATAGTTCTTTGTATGCTTGTGCTTGAAACTGTGCTACAGATTCTGACAGTAAAGGATGATGTACTCCTGTTGCTCCAGGAAAAGGCTCTGTTCTATCGTCAGTTTTAATACCTAGTAGATCTAATCCTTTGGTAAACGAATCTAACCATTCTCTTCTTGATTCTTCGTCCTCATCAAAATCTGAACATAGATCCATCGATAGACTTCTAAGATCATCTTCTTCTATGAGATTTGCTAAATTATTGTTAAAGTCTAAAGCAGAATCAGGAATTATTTCTATTGTTTGATCTTCATCCTGTTCTATTACAATATTGTCTGGTAATATGTCAGCAGCAACCTCTGGGATTTCGACTTCTGTTTCTTGGTTAGATTTTTCGATTGCCATTTTGTGATATCATATACTAAACATTTATTAATAGTAAATCCGACTTCTTCTCGTAATAGGTTCATCTTCGTAATCTGTATCTAGTTTTACGAATCCACCTTGTCTAAATCGCATAAGTGCCTGTGTTGTACTGTCTACTAGGTCGTCATGTTCGCCATTAGGAAAATCGCACAGTTCATCAACAAGTTGTTCAGCCCAGCTGTGTTCTGACACCCACACATACCCACTACTAAAAAGTGGAGTACATGCGTTGACTCTAGCAATTTTATCTTGTCCACGACTTGGCGTGAATGTTTGTACAGGAATACCGATACTGCGTAATTCTTGAGTGAGTGGCATACCACTGGCTTTGCCCTCTATAATTACAGACTCAGGAGTCCACTCTTCATATTGTTCTAATGCTTTCTGCTTTAATTCAGGGAAAGAAAACCTGTCGCGAACTGAGTTAAGTAAAATTATATGTGCTTCATTACCTGGATAGTGCTCATCACCGATGGCTCCTTCGGGATAAAATACTCCCCATGTAGTTATCGCAGAAAAATCTGCTCTTTCAGATTTTAAAAAAGCCGTGTCGTAAGATTGTATAACATAGTCTACTTTTGGTGCATTATCTCTATCCCATATCTTTATCCAATCTCTATTTATTATAGAGGCTCCTTCGCCTGTTGGATTTTGCATGTATTCTGCTGCCCATTTACTTGGAGAGATAGAGGCTTTTATCTTTTGTAGTTCGCTTAGTTTCCAATATTCCTCCCACAAAGATTTACCAGAAGGGAGTATCGCAGGCAGTTCTATAATTTCCCATTGGTCTGCGTCTTGGTCTTCCATCATCTTTTTAACAACTCGACCAGTCAAGTCTCTCTTTGACCAACGAGTCATAACGATTACAATCGCTCCTCCAGGCTGGAGTCTTTGTCTCGGTCCAGTCATGTACCACTCATAGGCATCGTCTAGTGCCGACTGACTCATGGCATCTTGTTCGGAGTGCGGATCGTCGATGATAAATAAGTCTGCTCCTCTACCAGCTAGAGCACCACCGACACCTGCTGCGTAATACTCACCATTTAGTTTGCCGTCTGTTGTTCTTGTTTCCCATCTTCCTGCAGCTTTGCTTTCTGGGTTTAGTTCTACATTCGGGAAGATATCTCTATATTGTCGAGTGTCGATTAAGTCTCTTATCTTTCTACCAAATCTTACTGCTAAATCGGCAGTGTGTGTTGCTTGTATAATTTTTAGTCCTGGATTTTTACCAACAAGATAAGCTGGGAACAGGTAAGAGGCAAACTCAGACTTTGTATGTCTTGGTGGCATGTTTATAATTAATCTTTTTAAATCGCCTGATGCTATTCGGTCAAAGGCTCTTGACATTATTCGATGATGCTCACCCTCTATGAAGTCTTGCCACATAGATTTGACAAATGGTAAGAAATTAGTCTGTATTGTCTCCTTTTCCTGGAGCTCTGCCAATCGCTCACTCAACTCAAGATGTTCTATCAGGAGTTCTTGAGGAATATTCTTTAGCTGATCGTCATTCATAAAAAATTTGTTGCAAAAAATTTTTGTGGACATGCTTTCCGAACCAACGCACAGTAATTTTATATGCAGTCGTTCTTGCAGGGGGGTCATCAGTCCAGGAGTCAATACCCCTTGGGTTCTTGTAGAAAAGAATCCTAGTCATTCGACTCTTGGTCTTTGTCTTCTCGAACTATGTCAAGAGTTTCTTCAGCCTCGACAGTGTAAGTCGTCCTTGGTAAAATGCCTCCTGACTGTTCGTGAAGTTCTTTTATCCTCTCAATTATTTGTAGCTTTGACATATCGGAAGTTTTATTAACTGTTAACTCCTTGCGATCTACATATAATCCTGATGCTTTTCCTCGATTAATCTCTGCTGTGACAGCAGCACCGAAGGCATTATTTTCTATTGCTTTATCGCGAATGTCCTCTAAATTTTTTAGATGATTGGCAAGAGTCAATGATGCTCGTACTGCTCCTTGGTTCTGTAACTCTTGAATCCTGCGTTTTACCAATGGCTCATGGTTCGCGAGGTATGCTCCTGCTCTCTGTGCATTCTTGTGTGAATATCCAGCAAGGACGGCTGACTCCTTTAAGCTGGTTCCCGATGCTACTGCTTGTGCGAACTTTTCTTGTTTCGGTGTTAGTTTCTTTTCCTTGCGACTTAGTTCCATATATGTTATTCCTCCGTACACACTATATAAGGACGTGGATACGCTGTTGATTGAATCATAATACTAAACTCTTGCTATCGTAAAGGATACGCATGCATTACGCATATTACTCAACAGCTCCAATACTATACCAATAGGTCAAGCCAATACGCTGTATTATCTTCTACAAGAGTCTATTGGCAAGATCCTATTACCCTATTGGCTGTGTTGAAACTTTTGACTAACTCAAAAACAAAAATCCATTCTTCATATATATGGCGATAACCCAATATAAAAATGGCTCCCGAAGGAGCCATTTATCAAAAGGTAAGTTGTTATTCGTAATAAGCTACAAAATCAGCGACAATCTTCTTAGGAAGTTGTGTAAATAAGCACTCTATATCGTTGAACTTTTTGGTAATACCTGTAGCATTATCTAGCAAAAAGTATTTAGCAACAGTGGTCTGGTCGTCGAATATTGTAAACTCGTTATTAGCTGTATCGATAGATTGACCCTCAGCAGTATTATGCCAGAATGTTTCTATGGCTAGTTCGATTAATTGATCTTTTGTCATAATTTTCTCCTTTTTTATATATAACATTATTTCATTCTAAGGCATTTTACATAAAAGTAAAGGACTTTAATAAAAATAAAGGACTTTTTTCTCGAGCAAAAAATGGGATCCGAAGATCCCATAATTAAATCATCCTCCGATGTAAACATAAGTATTACCATACTCGGTAAGATGGTAAGTAACAGAAATACCAGTGCCATGTTCGCAAGTATTACTTGCTTCACCAGCTTCGTCGAATGCTTTTTGTTTCAAAGCGGAAAATCTATCTGCCTCGTCACAAATCGATAAAAAATCTTTCCAAGAAAGTTTAACTGAATTAGCTGCACAAGAAGGGAAATAAGTGTCGCTATAACTGTCGTCCTTAAACGAACCAGTCCCACCATCCTCTTCTCTTTGGTGGTGCCAAACTCTTGTACGCACATTTAAACGCACTTTACCATACTTCGCAGGATTGTTTTTCAAACCTGTTATTAACTCCCTAGCTTGAGTGCCAGACAAGTAGTAATCAAAGTTTTCTTCTTTCATGTTTACTCCTTTTTTATTTAACATACCACTCATCATAAGTGATTGTACATAAAAGTAAAGGACTTTTTTAAAATAAAAAAATGACTCCCGAAGGAGCCACTTAACAACAGCCAACAGGCAAGAGTATTATCCTAGTCTACCCTCGCATATTGGACCGATGCCTCGCTCTATGGAAATCTTGTTAGTAAGCGTACGATTACACACCCCACACTTACCAAACTTTTGCCCATAAGCACGAACCTCGGTAAGTGGATCCTTGGCGATCGCTTGAATAGAGTCAATATGTTTCTGGGCAAGTTTATACCCAAATAACTCGCCAGTCGGTGTAATCTTAGCTAAGTAATCGCCGTCAAAAGCTACATACACACAACCAGGATTTTTACCATTATCAGGAGCCAATGTAAACTTGTATCCTTCGCCAGCAATTAGACGAGCTTTCTTACCCTTGTCTGTGGCAGCAAGTAATTTGTCCTTAATAATTGTAAGATCGACAACAGCTTTCGGCTCAGCTTCTTTTTTCTTGGCTTCTTCGTAAGCTACTTGTCGCCCCAACATACGATAAGCAGCAGCAAGTTGTTTTTCTGTAAGGTCACCATATTTATGTATCGCCTGTACAAGACTGCGAGCAAAATCGTTTTCGTTAGATTGTAACACCAGAAAAATGTAAAGATCTTTGTGGTCAGCACAGAAAAACTTGACATTCATCTTTCTTTCTTCGGTAGCTTTGCGTTGGCGAGCAAGTTTTGCTTTGGCTCTGTCTTCGGCGGAAGATTTAAATCCACCTTTGCCATTACAAGCACGGCACTTACCCTCGTACCTGTTAACATAACCACCAACCCACACACCAGTGCCGTTACAAGCATCGCATTTATACTTAGGTTTAAATGTATCACCAACTTTTATTTCATTAATGTTTTTCATTTTATGTCCTTTTATGTTTATTTGTTTCTTCCCATTTTTTTACATATTCTGTATGCTTATCTTCAAGAGCCTTCATCTTTGCGGGATATTCGTCTTGATTTCTACAAGCATTGTTCAAACGATTATAGATAACCTCAAAGTTCTCTATATCTAAAAAATCATGATTCTTATCTACAAGCATATTTAAAAGACCTTGCATAAATCTAGTTTCTTTTTCATTAAGATGAACCCTACATGAATTTTTATCTCTGCTCATTTTTACTCCTTTTTTATTTAACATACCACTCATCATAAAGGAATTTATTCAAAAGTAAAGGAGTTTATTATCTTTTTTTCAACCTTTATAATTGTATACATGGTCGATCTAAACAAGATCTATAATTACTCTCCCGAAAACATAGCACCAGAATTATTAAAAGCAACAAAAGATTACGAACTAATACCAGAAAAATCTTTTATGCCAACAGAGTCTGTGAGGCAAACAGTCTTAGAGTTTATTGAAGAACCTGCAAACGACATTATAAGTTTCCCATTTTTAACACCAGAATATTGTAAAAATTTAATAGATGTTTGTGAAGCCATCGGTAAATTTGATCATCGTCCTGGAGATGCATACCCAGCACCAGAGATTGACCTAAAAGACTTATCTCCTTATGCGAACACTGCCCATATAAACATGATAGAAAAACACATACTACCTATTGCAACATCGGTTTGGCATTTTCCTGTGGTTTGGTTGTCCTCTGCTTTTGTAGTTAAACATAGTGAAGATGGTCAATTAGGCAATCCTGGGTGGCATCACGACGGACTCGCAGAAGTCACATTGTCAGTACAACTTAACGATGACTTTGAACAAGGTGGTGTATATTTTGATAGACAAGGATTTAAAGCTGGTGAGCTACCGATTGGTCATGCGATACTTTTCCCAGCTAGAGTAACACATAGACATACAGCTTTGAATATAACTAAAGGGACAAGATATTCTCTTACTTATTGGATGAAAGGCGACATTCCCGAAGGAGCATCGCTCCGATCAACCTAAGTGGGAGCAGTGGTACATTAGCCGAACTTTGAATAATGCGTTATACATACACTCTTCATGTTTTCATTTTACGAAGAGAACAATAAATAATAAAAACTTCTCTTCAACCACTCAGCGTCACACACATATACCTCGATTTCGCCGTCTGCTCCCGTCACAGCTATTTACGGAGTGTGGATCTATATTACTCTTTAACGAATAAACCATTGTTCATTTTACCTTTACGATCTTTAATCTCGTTGTATGCTTGTTCTAAACACTTTTCGAACGCTCCTGTTCTACCTTGTGTTTGCATAGCTAATACTATTAAGCACACAGCACAGTCGCCAATACCATCACGC